CACATTCAACAATTCTGCAATATCTTACTTGTCCTGCAAAACCTCTGCATCAATCATGCTATTGATCTCAATATCAACCTTATACCCACACAACTTATCATTCTTCAACAACCCGAGAATTTCTTCCCAAGTCGGCATTTGAAGCGCCTTCTGCACTGCATCTGGCAACGGCTCTGGCTGATTATCCGACTGCTGAGCTGATTGCATGACCATCTGCCGAGCTTGCGTGATCTTCTGCTTCACCTCTTCCGTCAAGAACGGAAGCCCAGTCATCTGGGCTATGGTCTCTACATCAAACTTCGTAACCGCGATTTCAAGCATGATCCGCAGATTATCCCGGCAGAATCTTTGAACTTCCTTCTGCAATTTCTTCAGCCGCAAGGAGCCCCATTGGTTCTTAATCTGCTGAGCAGTGGCGGTTTCGCTAGCGACCGAAGCCCCGCGTAAAATGTCGGAAATGCCAGTCAGCTCGTAGATAACCCGCTTGACCTGCTCTCTCTGCTGATTGAGCGCCATTGCGGTATTGGCAAGCATGTCTACTGGCATGATCCAGATCATCTTGTCAACCCCGGTGCCATCGGGCATGGAGGGATTTTCCACCGGAACTAGCGTATTGTCCTCGGACTCTAGAACCTTTTCAATCCCCTCAACAGTGGAGTTGTAAAACCCGCGAACCTTCAGCGCGCGGATCATAGCCTTCAACCGGCGGGTGAGTTCATTCAACTCCGCAGCTTGGCTCTTATACTGTTCATACAAAGGTGTTGGAATGAGCGTAGTGATCTTCCGCATGAAGTTCAATGGCTTGGAAATCGGGAAGAAGTTCGCCAATTCTAGTGGATCGTCGACAACCTTCAACGGACCTTCTTTATAAGCCTGCGAAAAGAACATGACCTTGCGAGAGGACTTGTCCCAGATTTCGAAGACCTTCGCCAGCTTCACGCCGGTGAGCTGTTCTTTCGACTCAGGAGTTCGTTCTTCATTATCGTCCTAAAAATCTGCGATTTTGGAGAAGTCTATCTTCGAGGAAACCTCCGAAAAGTTCTTCTACATTTCCTCCTTAGTCATGTCCCATTCGAAGCCCAACCATGGGACCTTCTTCCAAGTCCGCGCGTAGCCATGGAACATCTTATCCCAGCGGACACTTTCACCATAAACAGCTTCGGAATAGTCTCCGCCATCTTCATACTTGAACCGTGTAAGCCCGCGATTAGTCACAAGCGTATCCAGCACAGCTGCCGACGTCAGCTCATCATAAGAGTCACAATCCTCACTTTCCGCCTCGATCAAGAACTTCAAAAGTCTTGTGGAAACTTCTGCCGCAGCTTTTCCCACAGGATCGGCGTCCTTGAAACGTCGCGTAACAATTGGAATTGGCCGAGCATTATACACACTAGGAGCCAAGACTTCTGTGTTTGAATAGAGAATATTAAACGGCACTCTTTCGGGATGCTTGGCCTCGTATATTTCAACACAATGGTTTCCTAGCTTGCGGTAGGTTTTCTCCCGCTTCAAAGCATCTTCGATCTTCAGCATCCAGGACTTGTAGATGCCGACTAGTTTTTCAGGAGATGGAGTGTCAGTAGGCATCAGCGTTTCCGTTCGTCAAAAAGAATTTTGCCACTTGGGGAGATTAATTGATCGAGCTCATTCCACTTAGGCAGTGGTTTTGATGGGTCAGCGTAGCGGGACTCACCACTAAAAGATTGGTGTAAAGGCGTTTTCCACTCATCTGAATAGTGGGGAAGTCCGTCATTCTGATTAACTTGTGTCTGCCCATGATTGGCCCAAAAACCTCGCATGTCATAGTCATCTGTTAAAGGTACATTGTTTGTATGTGCCCAGAGCAGAAACTGGGCTTCTTGCTCGGGCGGAAGCCTAGTCAACTGCCCTTGCCAACCCGGCAAAGCATATTGCTGTTGCCAGCTATTCTGCTGAAGCTCTTTCTGAGTCTGGTCTACCCAATTATCAACAGGACTAGGCATTTTCTAATTCCCGACGAATGCGGTTGGCCTTATTGCGGTCAACCAATTGGTTAAATGTCATTTGCGATGGATGCAAGGGGTATCTTACAGACTCCGGCACGATAGGAGGGGCGGGCTTCCAAGGGCGGGACATTACTGCATAGCGAGTTTCATCGGCTGCGTGATCTTCGCCATCGGTGTCGAGGTCCTCAGTGTCTTTGTCATCATGCTGAAGGGTTGGCAAAGTCCTAATAGTATCTTCACAACAATCCAGAAAATAGATCATTGGAAGACGGACCATTTCTCCGGTGGCCAGCTGAAAGTTATCTCCAACAAGACGCTGCCTAAGTGCTTCCCACCCCGGCTGACGTTTATTGTCAGCTCTGCGCCATCTGCATCGGGCCATTGTTTCAGCGATAGAAGGGCCGCCGTTTCGGATAAAGATAGAAGGATCGGCAACCGCATATCGGACTCTTTCATCCCTCTCTTGCTCCAGTATTTCCGCCTGCACTTCCGAGGCAGTCATTTTCAACCCGACATTCGGCGCGCTTGCGCCATACCACTCTCTATACTTCACCAAAGCACCACGAGGGAAATCACCCCAAAGCCCATCAGCGATAGCATACCAGCCGACACTAAAAGGACGAGCAGAGCCCCAATCGAAAGCCCGAAAACGAATTGTCTGAGGGGTGGCAGACTTAATAAGACTCGCAGGTCGGACATGAGCTTCCTCACTGAATTCATCAAAGAACGCTCCATCGACAATATCCCAATTACCTTCCAGCCACGCCTTAACCAGTGCTTCTGAGCCCGACTGACGAAGGCGAAGCACATAGGTCGGGTCATTGCGCATGAGGAGCACATTGTCGCCAAGCTTTGAAGGTATAAAAACTCTCTGCAATGAGACTTTCTGCACTTCGCCTTCGATTTCAATATCACACTCTTCCGTAATCACTTGAAACCCTGTTTTGCAAGGGTCTATATACCGCTTCTTAACCCAGTTATGGCCAGGACCTCCAGGATTACCAGTAAGGCGCATCCCCACAGGAACGCCAGAGCCAGAACGTAGAGTGGCGCGTAGCTTATCAATAGGACTAGGCGAAGGAAAGTTCGTGACTTCTTCCACATATACTCTGGTGTAATTGTGGCCCTGATACTCCTCAGCATCTGAGTCACGCTCCAGATAAACAAACTTAAGTCGCGCCCCATTAGCCATTCGCCATTCAGCTTTCTGTTCATTGTATCTCGCTCCTAGTTTCGGGAAGATTTGCTTAGTCCGCGCGATGACCTCAGCCAGCTGCTTGAATTTCCGGCGGACGAAGATGCCAATGGCTTCCTCGCCGTAGGTTGATGAGTGCTGTAGCCAATCGCCGATGGAGCTTTCTGTCTTCCCCCCGCCTCGCGCGCCGCCGTAGAATACCTCGAAGATCGGGCATTCCAATAGCGCTCGCTGCGGACCTTCTTGCGGCGCCCAGAGGACAGTTGGCTCGAGCATTAGTAAGCTGTAACCTCCGTCCAATCGACGGTGATTGCCGCCTGCCAAGTGCCCGTTGCCGGAACTGCTACCGAGCGGATTGAGAAACCTTCATTTTGCACAAGCGTCAGAGGGTGCTCGCCATGCTCAACATCGGCCTCGTAAAGCAAAGTCCCCGGCGGGATGATCTGGCCGTTCAATGAAGCTGTAATCGGCCCCGGCGCGGCAATGCTTGCCTGCGCATAGGTTTCAAGCGTCTTTGTGCCCGCGCCAAGCGCCGCCGTGGTTGCAATGCGCATATCACCAGAGGCGACAAGGCTTGACGCCATGCTTGTGCGCTTCTTGAGCAAAGCCGCCGGACTGATCGGCGTGCCGAGCGTGCCCGCCGCTGACCATCCGGTTGACTTGATAAGGTCGATCTGCACCGGAACGCCCGCAGCGAAGAACGTGGTGGATACAACCGCGCTGATCTTGACGCCGTTGATGACGCAAAGCCGCGTGGCGTCCGTCCATCGGAATTGGAAAATCTCCGAGTTGGCCGCCAAGGCAGCCGGAAGAATGCCGGTAAAGCCACCGTAAGAATATGCGCCCAAGGAACCGTGGTCTATCGGACGGACAGTTACCCTCTGTGCATTGAACTTCGCTCCATCGACCTCTACTAGATTGCCGCTAAGCCCTTGAACCTCGATTGCCATTTAATACCACTCCCAACCAACTGTGAATTCTCC